CAAATACTAATAAATACAAAACAGTAAGAAATCTGAATGGTTTAGATAAAAATGGAAGCGGAGCATTGACCTTCAGTTCTGGTTTATGGATGAGCACTAACGCTATAACAAATATAAAAATTTTTGGTAATAATGGAAACTGGGCACAGTATTCTCATTTTGCCTTGTACGGAATCAAGGGAGCCTAATAATGCCAGCAGGAGCAACATATAACTGTATTGCAACAACGACGCTCAGTAGCGCACAGAGCAGCGTTACATTCTCAAGCATTAGTGGTAGTTATACTGATTTGGTTTGTGTCATCAATTCTAATACAACCGCAGACACACAAATTAGAATACGATTCAATTCCGATTCTGGAAACAATTATTCTGCAACAATTATATACGGTGACGGAACAAGTGCTGGTTCAGTAAGAGTATCTAATGAATCAAGTGGGAACATTGGTGGTCTTGGCACAAATTGGGGCACTACTGTGATACATCTAAATAACTATTCCAATGCCACTACATATAAAACAATTCTTGGTAGATACAATGAAACTTCTGCTAGTTATGGTGAAGCAGGTGCAAAAGTAGTTTTATGGCGTTCTACAAGTGCTATAACTTCTATCGCTTTTACTTTACCTTCTACTTATACCTACGCTTCAGGCTCAACCTTCTCACTCTACGGAATACAGGCGGCATAACTATGGCAAATACTTATGTAGCAATAGCAACTGTGACTGTGGGTAGCGGTGGGGCGGCAAGTATTGACTTTACAAGCATACCTGCAACTTATACTGACCTTGTTGTGAAATGGTCCACCCGTAACAATTCGGGCAGACAAGTAACATTCAAATTGAACAACGCTACAACTAATCAAACTTATAGAATTCTGTATGGAGATGGTAGTGGTGCTGCTTCAGAATCGGGAACGCGTATTTTTGGATATTCCAATGGGAGCGGAACAACTGCTAACACTTTTTGTAATGGCGAGGCATATATTCCAAATTATGCTGGAAGCAACAACAAGTCTATTTCCATTGACTCAGTAGAAGAAAACAACGCAACAGGCGCGTATATGGTTTTGTCGGCTAACTTATGGAGCAGTTCATCTGCTATCAATCAAGTCACGATAATTCCTCAAGATGGAACCTCATTCAATCAATACTCAACCGCAACCCTTTACGGAATATCCGCAACAGTCTGATAAGAAAGGAAAACAATGCCAACCAAACTCGTCGTAGATTGCAGCACAGGCGCAGTTGAGGAAATTGAATTAACTGCCGAAGAAATCGCACAACGCGAAGCCGATGCCGAAGCCGCAGCGCAAGCGAAGGCAGACGAAGAAGCTGCCGCAGCCGCGAAGCAAGCTGAGAAGGAAGCAATCGCAGCTCGCCTTGGTCTAAGCGCTGAAGAACTTTCCACCCTGCTTTCATAGTAAGTCCATCGGGGCCATACAAGGAGATCACAGTGGGCATTTCCACCCGTCAAGTCACCGTCACAACAAGTCCAACCATCTTGGTTGACAACACCGCCGAAGCCGAAGAAGTGCATCTGCACGCCGCCGGTGGTCAGGCAGTTTATATTGGCGGTTCGGATGTCACCACTACTTCTGGCTTCACAATGGATAGCGGAGAAAAGTTGACCTTGCAGAATAAAAACAATCCGATTTATGGCGTCACCAACACAGGCACCACCGTCGTTCAGGTCTTGGTGGTCGGCACATGAGCGCAATGGATTGGGCGTCATTTTTCGTCGCCGTTTTTAGCATTGTTGGCTCAGTAGCTCTTGGAGTCAAATGGCTTGTCAAGCATTATCTCAACGAACTCAAGCCCAATGGCGGATCATCGCTGAAAGATAAAGTCTCAACGCTAGAAGACAAGGTTGATTTCCTGACCGATATTGTCAAAGAAGCCTTGAAAAAATAATGTGTTCAAAACAGTTAGATAATTTTCTCCACATCGCAGGCGCCGAAGTCGGCTATATTGAAGGCCCTGCCGATAATCAGACAAAGTATCAAAAGGCGAATCAACCTTGGTGTGGCGCCTTTGTCAATTGGTGCGCCAAGCAAGTCTCCTTGAAGATTCCTGACTGCACCTACACGCCCAATGGCGCAAAGGGATTCGTCAAAGAAGGAACTTGGCAGGATGCAGAAGGCGCAACTCCACTGCCAGGAGATTTGGCGTTCTTTGACTTCCCCGCCGATGGCATTGACCGTATCTCTCACATAGGGATCGTGGAGAGTGTCCACGCCAACGGCACCGTCACCACCATCGAAGGTAACACTGCGCCCGACACGAAGGGCGATCAGCGCAATGGCGGTCAGGTAGCGCGTAAGATTCGCGCCTACAAGAAAAAGAATCGTGGCAAACTCAAGCCATCTCTGCCGGTGTTCATTGTGGGCTTTGGCAGACCTAAGTTCAAGGAGTGCAAATGCTTGACAAAGAAAAACTCATCGCAGTCGGTAGCACATACGCAAGGGCAGGAGCTGCCGCAGTAGCCGCTCTCTATCTTGCCGACCCATCTCGCCCATTGAAGGATTATGTTGCGGCTTTCGCTGCCGCAGTTCTTGGCCCGATACTCAAGGCCATTGATCCTAAAGCGACAGAGTTTGGTCGCGGAAGCAAGTAGTAATGCAACGGGGGAAAATCTTAGATGAGGCAAAACGCCTCACTCATTCGGATCGTCAAGATACCTATGGCGACCCGCTTACAAATCATCAACGCATCGCAGACCTGTGGAGTGTGTATCTTGAAACTGAGATAACACCTTCACAGGTCGCTTTGTGTTTATGTCTAGTCAAAATTGCTCGCTTGATGCAGACACCTGACCACATAGACTCATTCATAGATTTAGCAGCGTATGGCGCCATTGGGGGCGAAATCAGTGCATCTGAACAATAATCTTATTCTTGTTCCTACTCGTGGCAGACCGAACAACGCCATTGAAGTTCTCAAGTGTCACAAAGAGTTCTCCTGTCGCTCTGACTTGCTCTTTATTGTGGACAGCGATGATGAACAACTCATCAACTATCGAAGCGCCGTCGGTGTTGAGAACATTGTTGAAATTGAAAATAAAACTCGTGGCATGGCCTATCCGGTCAATGTCGTTGCCAAGAAATATGCCAACGAATATGACTATTTCACCTTCATTGGCGATGACCACCGACTACGAACGCCCGATTGGGATATTGCCTTGATGCGTGCCATCGGCAACCGACCAGGGCTTTCCTACGGCAACGATCTGTTGCAAGGCGAGAATCTGCCGACGGCGGTGATGATGTCGGCGGCCATTGTCCGCGCCCTTGGCGGCATGGTGCCACCGAAGCTCAAACACCTTTACCTTGACAACTTTTGGAAAGCCTTAGGCAATGACTTAGGCAATTTGGCTTATTTGCCAGGAGTCGTCATTGAACATCTCCACCCTGTTGCAGGCAAAGCCGAATGGGATGAAGGCTATCGCGCCGTCAATGCCCGTGAAGTTTATTCGTTTGATGCCTTGATGTTTGCTAACTATATGAAAAGTGAAGACTACCAAGTTCTCTTGAAGGTCTTGCGTCAATGAAGTGTGTTTCATTTTCGCTCTATGGAAACGATACTAACTACACCATCGGAGCTATCAAGAACGCCATTCTTGCTTCACGATATTTTCCTTTTGATGACGGCTTTATCACCCGCTTCTATGTGGGCAAGTCGGTTGATTCATCCATCACAACAACACTTGAGCGAATCAAAGGCGTTCAAATCGTCACAATGGATCAAATGGAAAACCACACAGCGAAGTTGTGGCGCTACCTTGCTTTCTCTGACGAACAATTTGAAGCCGTTATCTGCCGTGATGTAGATGCCCGTCTTTCCTATCGTGACCGCATTGCTCACGAAGATTGGGTAAATTCCTGTCTTGATTATCACATCATCAAAGACCACCCGACGGGTCACAACTATCCGATTTCTGCCGGTATGTTTGCAGGCAAGACAAAGGATTTGCGCTTCTTAGCATCCACCATCAACAATCGTGAGCGCGGTGATTACTACACAGTTGACCAAGATTTCTTGGCAGAAGTGGTTTATCCCATCGTCGCAGGTGACGCACTTATTCACGATCCTTACTATCAGACACCTATCATTGGCAATTCGATTAGAACTACAATCCCCTTTGATGCGCCAACTCCCCTATCACATATCGGCGCAGCTCTATTTTCCAACGATACTTTTGTCTTTGACATAGACCGCAAAGCGCAAATGGCTTATTGTGGCTCTGCGAAATATATCTACGAACACGACAGGTGGGGCAAATGAAGATACTCATTACAGGCGATGAAGGTTTTGTTGGCACCAATTTCAAGAAGCATTTAGATTCCAAGCGCAACTCCATCACCGGCATTGACATCAAAAGTGGCGTGGATGTCAGAGACTTCTTTGCCAAAGATGACACCAAGTTCGATGTCGTCATTCACCTGGCGGCAATCGTCGGTGGCAGAGCCACCATTGAAGGAAACCCTTTGGCAGTTGCCGCCGACCTTGCCATTGACGCCGACCTTTTCCAATGGGCGCTTCGCACTCGCCCGAATCACATTGTTTATTTCTCGTCATCTGCGGCCTATCCGATTTACTTGCAGCGAGCTGAATACAAGCAACGACTCAAAGAGTGGGATATAAACCTTGACCACATTCGCACTCCCGACTTCACCTATGGTTGGGCGAAGTTATCCGGTGAAATGCTGGCTTCTTATGCCAGAGCAGAAGGCTTGAAGGTCAGCGTTCTTAGACCCTTTAGCGGATACGGAAGCGACCAAAGCCTTGACTATCCCTTCCCATCATTTATCAAACGCGGGAAAGAAAAGTCTGATCCTTTTGATGTATGGGGAAGGGGAACTCAGGTGCGCGACTTCATTCACATCGAAGATGTTGTCAGGGCAACCTTTGAAGCCATCACTAACGATGTCACAGTTGCAAATCTCTGCACAGGAAGGGCAACTTCCTTCATTGAGTTAGCAGAACTTGTGATGATGCAGGCGGGATATTTAGCTCCGATACGCACCAACCCGAAGGCTCCTGTGGGAGTTGCCTATCGGGTCGGTGATCCGAACAAGATGCTTGGCTTCTATGAGCCACGAATCTCTTTGGAAGAAGGAATTGCTCGCGCCTTTGCAGGTGCCTAGAACTGCTCTTCCATTTTGTTGATGGTGCGCTTGATGTAGCGTGGGCCGACGAGTCTTACGAACCACTTGGGAAATACGAAGGGCTTTGGCTCGTTTTTAGGCATTACAAGAAGGATCAGAAGAATCCACCACGAATACCAAACGCTCATCAAAGTCCAAAAGATAACGCTTCTGCCGACAGAGTAGGCATAGAAGGCAGTCACAAAGACTGCAAGAAGTTGGAGTCCGTTCATTTAGCACCAACCCATCACAGGTGCAGGTTGAATATCTTTAACGACTTCATAGAACTTGCCGTTCTCGTGTTGTGAACCTGCGGTGACAACATATCCGTTGAACTTGATGTCCACTCCATCGCGCAGCTTTCCAGGATAAGACTCGGCAGTTGCCTGATAATAAAGATGCAGACCATCGCCGGTTTCTACTGTGAAAGTGTTGGTATCAAGACCATCGGTGCTTCCGCCGTTGCGATAGTCCACATCGAAGACAACAAGACCTGACGGCGCACAGGCAATTGCGATATTGAGCAAAGGTGACTTTGCAAACCATTTATTGACAACTTTCGGGTCATTGGATGCCGACTTGTAACCGCGTGTTGCGATAGGAAAGAACGGCGTCTTTTGCTGCGGATAACAAGGCATCACATACCAACCGCGCTCTGCAAAGGCGGTG